CGGATAAAAAAATAAATATAAATGAAAAATAATATTATTAGACCTACAGGGTTAAAAGGTAACGAAAAAGTAAATAGAATGAGAAATTTAATGGGAATGGCTCCTATTAATGAAAGCACTAATACTCGTTCAGTTCTTGAGTTAAATAAACTTGGACCAGACGGTAAAGTTTACGGTATTGTTAGAGAAAATCATGAATACTACATTAAAACTGCTGAAAACAAGCAAAACTTGATTGCAGAAGATTTTAATTACATTGGTGGGTTAAAAAATAAAAAAGAAGTTGTATATGAAAGTTATGCTAAAGCAATCAAACAACTTAATCTTAAATTCATTAGCCTTAATGAAGCGTTAGGTAATGTAGGTGAGATTAACATCTTTAAAAATGATAACTTAAATGAAGCTTTTGAATCTTATAATGAAGCTCCAAAATCAAGTCAACCAGATAAATTAATGGGTACTGTTAAAACTCCAGGAAAAAACGATGGTCATGAAAGTGAAGTCATCAATGATTCTGGTGAAACTGGAAACCCTGACGTTTCTACTCCACCAGTTGTGGAAGAAGAAGATGTTGTAGAAGGTGAAGAAACATTAGATGAAACAGAAGAAATTGAAGAATCTGATGATGTTGAATTAACTGAAGGTGAGAAAGCTATCGATAGAATGATTCGTGAAAATATCTCAACTGCCCCAGTAAAAACTGAAGGTAAAGTTGAAGAAACTGTTATTGAAAGAAGAATGAGTATTGCAACTGCATTACAAAAAATCGATGAAGGAGTAAGCTCCCAAAAAAAAAAGAAATAACTGAAACAAAGTTTAAACTTAAATTAGATAACCCATCTCCTGAGCAACCAGCTCAAGATATGGGTTCTCCTGTTCCTACTGAGGAACCAATGGGTGACCCAATGGCTGACCCAATGGGTGGTGCTCCAGAAGCAAATGATAAACCATTTGACGATGAGCCGTTTGAAGCTGGTGTTGAAGCCAACGAAGAAGAGAATCCAGAAAAATATATCCAACAATTATCAGGTAAGTTAGGGCAAAGCCTTAGAAAATATACCGATTCAATGGGACAACCTGATTATGACTTAGAGAAGTTCGCAATCAATAGTGTATTATCTGCAACCAATTCAGGTGAAATGGACCAACAAGACCAAAACGATATTATTCAAAAAGTTAAAAATTCATCTACTGATGGTGCTGGTGGAGATGGTGAAGAAGCTGGATTACCAAATCCTGATGATATGCCAGATGAAGAGACTCTGGGTGGTGAAGAAGCTATTGGTGGTGATGAGGAAATGGATTTTAGTGATATTGAAATGGAAGAAGGTTTTAACCCTAATGGAAACGGTAATACTGTATTTCAAGATATGACTTTAGGTGTTAAAGATGGTGGAATGGAAGAAAATAAGTATTTAAATTTGGAAAATACAAAAAAAAGTAGTATCTTTGTAAGTGAAAACGAAACTATTAAAGATATGATACGACAAACATTAAACGAAGCGCCTGTAGTTATTCCAGAAACCAAACCATCAACTGCACCTACTAGAACTCCTAGTAGAAGAAGTAAGCCTTGGACTCCTAGAAGGATTGAAGAGGTGCCAAACCCAGAGCCAAAAGGGGAAGTAGCTCCAATTACTTTTGTTAGTGCTGATAAATTCACTGAGAATGATGTGGTTATTACTTTTGATGTTGGAGATGTTAGATTTGTTGAAACGTTTACTAATACTGGTGAGGATTTAGTAAAACCAATGTCTTATGATGAGCCTTGGGTTTATAAATTTGAGACTGAACCATTATCAAATAATATAATATATAATGTTGCGGTTGACTTTTATGGTAATCCAACAACTAATTTAGAACTTGATGGTTTTAATGGTAATAACACAAATGTTGCTGAAATTGAAGAATCATAATGGATGATTTGAAACTGATATATGTTCATCAAGTTGGGCATGATTATTTAGATAGTTACATTTACCAATTTATATTTTCTGATAAGATAGAAGGTATTGATGGTGAGGGTTGGGATTCGTACCCAGCTGGAGGTAATCCATATCCACCTAATACAGATGTTATCAAACAAGTAGGTAAAATCGAAGGTGAATTAAAGTTTACAGTAGTACAAGATAACGAGCAATTTTCAATGTGGGATGCAATTGACGGTATTGTAGCATTGGCTTGGGAAAATATTGATGGGTTAGAAGAATACCCTGATAACCGTTTATCCTTTTCATTCGGAATGAATATGCAAGATGTTAAAGACTTGCTATATGAAAGGGATATTAATATAGATTATGAAAAAAAATTAACCAATGGCTAAAAAAATTAAAGAAAGTGATATCACAACTGATATCGATACGTACAAAAAAAATAAGTATGATATAGATTCTCAAATGGATGATGAGGATGAGTTAAATCTAACTTCAACTAATGAAAGTGATGATAAATTGGAGGACCCAGATTTGTTTGGTGATGAGGAAAGGGCTGAACGTGAAATGGATGAAAGTTTTGATGATTTAATGGAAGAGTTAAATAATAATGGCGCTTTAACCATTGACCTTACAGAGAATGTTAATCCTAGAATAAAAAAGAGTGACCTAATAGAATATTTCAAAAAGAAAAAATAATGTCAGATAAATTTAAGAGTATAGCAATGAGAGCTTTAGAAAATAAAGTTAGCCAAATGCTGAACATCAACGAAAGTCGAATGACTTATGAAGATGACCACTCTGAAAGGTTGAATCCTAAATTAGCTAAACAGTTAAGGGATAGAAAAACCTCTCTAGGTGCACATCCAATTTTCCCTGAAAGTGATGATATGCATTTTGAGGAAAAATTAATGTCTAAAAGATTTGCGGATGTATTAAAGAACTTCAAAAGACATCATAATACTGATGTTGCTGATGTAATGCAATTTTATTCAGAACAAGCTGACTTGCTTAAGAATATTATTAAGATGGAGAAATCCAATAAAACTGAATTGGAACAAATAGCCATTAATTTAATCAGAGAAGAATTTGATATGGATGAGGCTGATGTTGAGATTGTTGCTAATTTAACTTCTGATTTTTCAGATTTTACTGAGAGTGAATCAAGACAAGAACCAGATAATGATATTGATATTACATTTGATAATCACGCTGAATTAGAACAAGCTAATAAAGAAGTGTACAAACGTAGATTTGTTAACGCTTTGATTCAAGGTTCTGCAAAGAAAGTAAATCATATGTTTCATCTGGTTGATGAAGAATTGCAAAACATGGACCCTTTATTACCTAATAGCTATGCTAAGCTAATGACTGGTGCTGATTACGCTTATATGATTGAGGCGAATGAAGGTAGACGTATGATGGGTGGTAGAGTTCAAGTAGAATTTCCAACTGTAGATGGTAATAGACCTAAAATTATTGCTACTGCTTTAACATTCCCAGTATTGATTCATGAGATTATGAAAGGTGTTATGGAAATACTTTCTAGACACGGATTACCAGAAAATTCTGACATAGCAAAATATACATTGGCCAAGGCTGATTATATGAATGCTGAAATTTGGGATATGAGATTAGGCCCACCTATTTGGGAGAAATTTGTTGAGTCATTACCACCAGAAGATTTTCCATTGAAGCATCACGCATACATTGAATTGGTTGCGTTGCCAGTGGATGAGTTCAACGATACCATGAGAGAAATCTTAATGGGTAGTAGAGAAGGTAAAGCTAAAATGCAAGCAATCATAAATGATGTAAAAGATGATTTAAGGAGTGATGATTTTGATAATGCTATGGGGCATATAAGTGATGATGATTATTTAGGTCCAGAGGATTTAGATAATATCGATGATGAAGAATGGTTCTAATAATATAGTATAATAATAATAACAAAAGGTGTTTCGTAATGGAACACCTTTTGTTTTTAGGGTATAATTGGGTTTTTCGACATATTTATATAAAAAAGAATATGTTAACACTGAATGAAATACTACAGGAATACACTAAATGTATTATAGACCCATGCTATGCTATTACAACGTATTTCGAAACCTTTGATAAAACTCAAGAAGGTTTTGTACCATTTAAGTTATTTGAAAAGCAAATAGAGATTATAAATGCTTATAAGAACCATAGATTCAATATGGTTACAAAGCCTAGGCAAGCTGGTGTATCCACGACTACTGCTGCCTATGCTGCGGTAATAGCCTCATTTGCCGATAAGAAAAATCCAGAACAAATATTAATCCTTGCCAATAAACAAGATATGGCATTTGAGTTCTTAGATAAGATTAAGGATTTCTTAAGACAAATTCCTAGATGGGCTTGGGGAGATGAATATTATGGTACTGAAGAGAAAAATAATAAAAGTATATTCCTAACCGATTCAAAGAAAGAATTAAAATTACCTAACAAAAGTAGAATTAGAGCGGTTGCTACATCCAAAGATGCCTTAAGGGGTTTTACTCCTACTTGGTTAATAATGGATGAAGCTGCATTTATTGAGCATGGTGAAGAAGTATTTGGGGCTGCATTGACAGCGTTGGGTACGGGTGGTAGAGCATCTTTGATTTCGACACCAAATGGTATGGATAAATTATACTACACAACATACGAACAATCCAAAAAAGGGAAGAATGATTTCAATATCATTGAGATGAAATG